ATGCGCTGCTAAATTTGTATTTATTAAATCTAATACTTCTGTGTAGTTCATTTTTATTTATTTTTAAAAAGTTGTTGCGTAATCAAGTGGTGAATAATCTAATTCTGAATAATCAGGTTCTCTATAATCCCATACTAAATATAGGTAATATCCTAAAGTATCATTATACACAAAAGAAGATTCATATAGTCCAGTAGAAGGATTTAACGTAGGAGAACAAGTAGTTAATAAAGGAGTTATAATATCGGCATCTAACTCAGAATAAAGAGTATCGGATATTAAATATTTAAACCTGTAACTATATTCATTAAATACAAAATCATCGCCAAAAACCTTATCTGATTGCATTTTAACCGTACTTCCATTAGCTGGAATAATTCCAACAGATGGCATGCCTGATATTTCATGATATAACGATACTCCATCGGATTCAATAAGGACAAAATCTACATTATATACACTATTAAATCCATTTAACGACCAGTTATAATTATTATGGATAGTCTGTCCCTCAAATACTGGAGAGTTATATACTATCCTAATTACCGAAATATCTTTTGCATAAGGACATTTAGTTGTTATCACATAAGATGACTCTTCAAGACATTCTATAGTAATAGTTATTTTGGTTTTAGTTGTTAAATCTTTATAGAAAAAAATAGATCCAGTACCTGTAACTGTTTGATTTATAACCTCTACTGAATTATAATTTATAAATATATTTGCAGATCCTATTATAAAGTCATAATTAATATATATATGCCCTAAAGATGTCCCAACCTCTACGTCATATGTGTATGTATCAAATTTTAGCTGTCTAGATATGGCACTATTACATTTATAAGCATCTGTAATAATTGGTTTTAATTGACTATTAGTAGATAATACATATTCATTCATATATGGATCATATCCGCCAATTTTTTGATTATTGAATGTAGACTTAAACTCATCTCTAAACCAGTTCTTTAATCCAAAGTTAGATATAATATCTAAATCCTCTGCCTGAGCAGAACCTCCTTTTAAATTCAATACCGAATTACGTTTAGCATCAGTAAAATATATATCAGAGCCACGAACCGCAAAACTCTCAGGGTTATTACTTATTCCATAATCTTCAATTCTAGCTATTTGAGTACCTAAAACTTCTGGAATAGAGGTAATAGCACCACCAGCAGCAGCGTCTGAAAGTAAGTTCTTACCAGCTAATACATAAGATATTTTATCTTCCTGTAGTACAAGTATATCAGTTTTACGAGCAAATAGTTTATTTATTGGTCCAAATGACTTCTCGCAGTCTTTCCAATTAGAAAGAGCAAGATTAAACTCATTTAACTTATTTATATTTGTTTCAGCATTATATACTCCGCTATATGTTAGCCCAGCATATCTATTAGCTTCTTTAAATTCTTCTTGAGATACAGAAGTAACCCTACTTCCTAAATAAAAAGGAGTTCCAATAATTGAATCGTTTATCTTATAGCTTTCAACACCATTTCCAAATGTAAAACAATTAAAAAAATTCAAATCAATTACAGCTGGAGCTATAGACGTTTGATTAGAAATATTACCAGTATGTAATCCATTAATAATAGAAAAACTATCGCTTCCCTCGTAGTATATCTCTCCGTCAGAATCTTCAGCCTCTGTTTCAAACACCATCAATGAAGTGGCTCTTTGAACTGTTATATGTATAGAAGCTCTTGATACGCGTTCGTTACACCAAGGGGTTCCGCTTGAGACTACAAACCACAATTCACCAGTAGTATCATCAAATTGAAATTGATATTGATTTACATTTTGAATAGGTGGTAAATGGCAAGAAGTACCCAGAATAGTGTATGGAGAGCAATTAATCCACTGCTCTAGGCTATGCGTTTGTTCATTATCATTCGGTTCTTCACTACCGCTATATTCACCTGATGAAAAATTAACATTGTCTCCTTCAACAAAATCATATAAATTATCATAATCTTGAGACGACGTAAATGTTTTGTCAAATACATAGTGAGATGATCCGCATTTACTGCCAGTTCCCTTTCTGTTTAGGTCGATAACGATTTTAATCCTACTTCCAGCAGGTATAGTATATGGTCTATATGGAGGTATTGTAGGAGTTAATGTATCTGAAATATAATCTGGATTGTCTTCATAGCAAGGATATATAGAAGTTGAAGGATATTTTTTTTCTCCGAAATCTATATAACTATTAGGTTGATATTCGGCATTAAAATTAGAGCATTTTAAAGCCATGTATAATCCAGCAGGCTCTTCTATTAGTTCGTCATTTTGATTTTTATTCCCAGTTATAAAATCTATTGGTTGAGATTTTAATTCTAGTACTTTTGTTTTTACTAATGAATCTAAAGGTCCGTCAGTATCTAATTTTACAATCAATACAGAATCTTCTTGCACCTTACTTCTATTATCTCCTTCTAATTTAAACCAAGTTATGCCAGAATCTTCTTTATAAAATTGATTTGAATACACTATTTGATAAGTAGATTTAGATGGCTTTACTACAAATTTATATCTTGTAGCCCATTCAGGAGCTACATTATAAATGCTAGCTCTAATATTATTTTTAGTTTCTGACGCAAATGATGGGATAAATACAGTATTAAACGTATCTACTAATGCTGTAGAACTTCTATTATACTGATCCATATAAACTATAGCAACTTCGTAATCTCTATTACTATGAAGACTTTGTCTAGCTCCTATTTTAGAAAATATAGTTGAAAACGCAGAATTATTAAAATATTCATAGGCATAAAGATAGGTTCCTAAGTTATCAGGATCTTCTATTTTAAATTTAATAGCTGGAACTTGAATTGTTATTGTAGTTCCAGAAGGAGTTGCTGTAATTGTAAATCCACCATCAACACCAGCTATACCAGAACCCACCTTATCCCATGACTCTGTAAACGGAGGGAATATGCCTTTAGAAACGACAGAGTTATTAAATATATCTGTAAGAGATGTCCCAGGTTCTCCAAATGGTTGATGTGTGTATATGGCGTTTACAAACTCTGTACTTGTAGCTAAATCATATACGCTGCTGTAATTTCTTCTTAATGTAAATATAAATGAATTTTGAAATTCATTATATGGAGCAGGTGATTCTGGTGGATTATCATAATCTACATATCCAGAAAATTTCTCATGCTGCAATGAAAAGAACATAGAAAATAAAGATCCTTCAACAAGTTCTACTCCATCTAAATCAATAGTTACGGTAGAATTATTTGAAGATATGTTTTGAGTACTATCTATAGAATATATTGATCCATCACTTAAGTCATAAGGAACTTCAATAGAACTTATATTTTCACTTATAACGTCTAACGAATAGCTTAATTGCGAGTCAATATTATATCCGTCAATATAATTTCCATAAATTAATCTATTACCCATTGTAGTTTGAGACTTTGCTGTTCTAGGAACATTATCATATAGTCTAAGTAATTCGCTTTCGGGTAGAGTTGTATATATCTTCCTATTGTTAAAAGATATTGTTTGAATATCATTATCAAACCATCCTTGCTCGGTTTTTTTGTACCTTTCAATTACATTTATTATATTTGAATCAGATAGTTTAAAACATAAATCAATACCGATTACGTGTTTACTACCAGTATTAAATGAAACATTCACAGAATTAAATATATTCTGCATTGATTTATTTGTATATGTAGAATAATCTAATTCAAAATTACCTGGTTCAAACGCTATCTCGCTAAATTGAGATAAAGCACTATATTCATTATCTACATACTTGTATCTATAGCTAAACGATATAAATCTTTCGACAATATAGTTTTCTTCTCCAGCTTGATTATAAAGTTGTAATGATGGAGCTTCTAATGGAGGAGCTACAATAACAGAAATATCGTCTTCAGTTATTTGGTCAATATTATATATTGGCTGAGAATAACTTCTTGTTACATTTATCTTTCTTGGGGGGTTTAAATTATCAGTCCAAAATAATAAGTCATCAACCTTATTTATGCCATTTATAAGGTAATCAACACTAAAATTAAGTACAGATGTAGATGTTATATGGTATATGATTACGTCATTATTAGTATTATAAGATAAAATCATATCTACATTATCTGGATCGCATATAAACCAGTATAACGTTTCGTTTGAGCCGTCTTCATAAGATCCAATACATCTGGCATTTACTCCAAGAACATTTCCTTGATGTCTAATATCTGTAAGTCGAATGTTTCCCTTTGAATTTTCCAAAGCACCAATACTATTATCTTCACTTGACCCTATCCTTACGTTTAAAGCATCTATATATTGACCAGGGGGAATTAACCTCTCGTCAAAATCCTTATTCATTTTTCCAGCCAAGAAGTTTACCTCAACGTTTGCCATATTATTTTATCCATTTGTCTTTGCCTCTCAGATTCATCAATAATCTTCCTGGATGCATATTACTCAATCTTATTTTTGCGTTTCTTAAAAGGGCTGTTTTGTCCTTTTTAGCACGTTGTACGACATATTCTTGCACTCCTTGTTTGTTATTTAATATAGCATACTTCATATATGCATACATAAACTCCTCAGCAAGTTTATTTACCTGAACCTCAGCATCATCCCCACCTTCCATACCATCAGATATATACTCTAAGATACATAACTCTCCAGCCATTCCAGAACTAAAATTAATTACTCCCGATTGCTTGTCGATTCTATATGTAGGATTTGAGTTAGCCGTTTCTGTATTTAAACCAAAACGAGAACCTACATTATAGTCAAAGTACCATCTTCCATCAATATTATACCCCTCCCTACCAGAGAATTTTCCCTCTCCTAAATAAATAGTCCTTAGTGTATCATTAATTCTATCGTGGTCCAATATAGACGTTCCTTCTAATACATCTCCGTTTTGGTCAAATAATACACGACAGTTATTATCCTGTAAGTAACTATTACTATGATTGACTTGTATATTTTCAGAAAGAGGTCTAAGTATTCCGTTTTTGAACAGTGACATTCTAACATAATTAACGTAGTTGTTTGGCAGAATGAATTTTAAATTGTCACATATACTTATCTCTAATACTTTAATCTCCTTTAAAGCATCGTAATTTATTTCTTGAATCCCACGTTTTGCGTGAAATAGGATATTGTATTTACTAATATTATTTATTAGTTTGTCATTACCAACATACATTAACATAAAGTTATTTACTAGGTCAGACAATGATATATATTGGTAAGATCCCCAGTTTTCATTTTCAGGATTATTCCCTGAGTTCTCGTAGTATTGGTAACCGTTTAAGTACGCCATATTATCCTTCTATTTGTTTATTAGCGGTTTCTTGAGATGTTCCAAATGCATACACATCAGCCTCTCTAATAGATATTCCTGCGTACTGTAATATTTTAGAAACTAAAGACACCTCATCAAATGCTGGTATCTCAAAGTCTTGGTAAAGTAAGTTTGTTTGGTCAAATAATGGAGAGCCTTGTCCTGGAACTAGCTCATAATAAGTCCATTTCGGGTCCTTAGGCATACGAATGTACTGAGCCTTAACCAATGAGTCAATAGTGTCAGGATATACCGTCAAAGACGTTGATTCCATTGAATAAACAGGAAACATAGTCGATGGACTTGTAAGGTTAGATGTTAACAAATAAAGTAACTTATCTTGAGTAACTCTATCAATCTCTTTAGAGTTATTGTATCTAATTGAGTTTAGGTAGTAGTAGTCTGATGGTAACTCAAATGTTCCAGATGGAATGTCGTAAGCCAATGTAGCAGTAGTTGAAAAACTATCAATAGTTTCTTCTAAGTGTTTTACAATATCTGAGTATCCAGTACCAGACATTCTTGCATTTTGTTTAACTATCCAATTATTATATTGGTAGAAATAATTCTCAAATATATCTAACTGTGCTTGTTTGGCGTATAAGTTAAAATCTTCAGGTGTAATATACCCAAAGTTATTCTTATTAGCTACCGACAATACAGTGTTCCTAACCGAATTTATCATTTATAAAACTTTTTACAAAGATACTAAAAAAAAACACCCTATTTTTTAGGGTGCTTTATTAATTTACTTAACGTGATTCTCTAATAGTCGTAAGACCTCGATACCTTCATCGGTCTGAAGAAATGACGCTAAGATATATACTGATTCCTCTCCAAATGGAACGGTAAGTAATTTCTTTTTATTGGAAGGTAAGTTATAATAAATATCTCTTCCCTTATTTTTTAACCTCAATAAGTCGTACTCAAAGAATTTAGCACAAGTATTTTGAAGTTGTAACATTGGGTCATTCAACATTTCTAAGAATTGTCTTGGATGGTTTCTTGAATAAACAAGAATATCACGTTTCAATTCAGCTGTCGACATTTTCTCAATTTTAGAACCAAGTAATACACGAGCTACTGCTTCAAGTAGTTCGATACTTAAGTCCCTTGCTGCAATCTGCGCATCTAATTCGCTTGATAATCTATCAACGTCAGATGTTGCATCTTTTTCTGTATTAACCTCCTCGAATACTGACCCATTTGCAGGGTGTATATCTAAAAATTGTTGTAATACTGGATTATTTCCAGCAACACTCAAAGCTCCATCCACAAAAATAATAGGTTCTAAGATAGCATTTCCGTCTTGCTCATCCTCGAACGGGCTCTTTTGGTTTCTTGCGTACCTTAATGCTCTTTGTGATTTTCCATCAAAGTGCAATAATGCTGCTCTGTGGGTATTTCTTGATGCCAACATATAAGTAAGTGGCGTATTCTTTTTCTTTAAAACGTAGATTTTGTCTGTTAGGACTGTTTGATTTTTCATTTGATAAGATTTAAAATTTAAAAAAAATAACAGGGGATGTTACTCCCCTGTTAAGGTATTAATTATGCTTCAAAAATAAAGAAGTTATTTGCACCTAAAGTACATAAAGCTCTTTCAGATAAGAAGTGAACCTCCATAGCATCTAAGCTAGAAGTAGATGCACCACCAGCAGAACCAGTAATCCAAGTTTTGTAACGTCTGTCTTCAGTTTCAGAAGCTCTGTAACGTACGTGTAAGAATGGACGTTTAGCGTTTTTACCAAGAACTTGGTCGTAAACTGTAGTAGAACCAGCTGGTACTAATACTCCATTAACAGAACCACCTACAATACCACCTCTTAGTGTAGCATCGTTTAAGTATTTCCAGTCAGTTTTGTAGAAATCGTAACCTCTACGGAAACCTGTAAATCCTAAATTCAATGACATCTCTCTATCATTGTCAAACAAACCGTAAGAAACTCCACCAGCAGCATTAGAAGATTGTGCTCCCAACATATCATCAACATCAAAAGAGAATTGACGGTTCAAGAACAATACATTTTCTTCAATAGCTCCTTGTTTGTCAAGTCTTTGGATAATAGCGTCAAAATCAACTAAAGCAGTTGGATTTCCACCACCCCAAACATTTCCTCTATCGTTGATAGAATAGAATAAACCTTCAGAACCTTTGTTTCCGTAAACTGTATTTGCAACAGCTCCAGAACCAGCCTCAGCAGGAACCGCTTCAATCATACTCATCTCTAAGTAGTCGTCAAAACGTAAACGAGTTTCATGCTCTGATTTAATGTACCATAAGTATCCAGTAGCTCCGTTCTCAGTAGTCACTTCAACCCATCCGATTTGTGCCATATCTGAACCAGATACTGCGTACTTATCTTTGATGATGATTGGACTGTTCTCGAAGATGTCATCAACTGACTCAAGAGACTCTTCCATTCCTTCAGTTCCTTTTCTAAACTCAGAACCGTAAACGAATGCAGTAACATCTGAACCTAAAGGAAAAGATTGTCCTGTACCTTCGTAGAAAGCAACATCAAATGTACCTAAAGTATAATCTACATCTGTAATGATTGCTTTATTTGAATTAGCAGCAACAGTATTGTCAGACAAGAAAACTGTCTGTCCTTTTCTAAATGCAATACCACCAGAGATAGTATCATTCACTGTAATAGTAGCTGTATCGCTATTTACCGCATCAGCAGATGTACAATCAGTGTATTTAGTGTGTAAACGCCCTTGTTCTGCCCATTTGATAAGGTCAGAGTTAGATGGCATTTCAGCTCCAACCGCTCTTAAGAAAGATGCAACTGAGCGATTTCCGTAACGTTCAAATTCTTTCTCGTAAGTATCAGGAAGATACTGATTCAAGAAGTTGAAATCCGTGATGTAGTTGGTAGAAAGAGTTTTTCTTTCAGCCGATGGGGTTAATGAAAACCCAGGTGTTGGCATTACTGACATAGTCGTGTTTTTTATTGTTTATAACTTCTAATTTTTAGTCCTCTACCACTATCACTATCCGAAGCTGTAACTTTAAAACCTGATTGACTGCTAGATTGAGGTACACTACGTGTCTCCATATCTATATTTTTGATTTTTCTTGTGCTATCTAATAGCGCATCAGTCTTGCCTTGCTCATAAAAGAACTTAGCCATTTTCTCAGGATTCATAGCCGCTGCTAATGAACGATGATAACCTTTAGCATCTGATATTAGTCCATTCTCATCTAAGTGTTTAGATATGAAGTTTGTAACATCCGACTGAGCTTTCTTTAGTTCTGCTGCGTCTCCAGGTAAAAACGTTATACTCTTATCCCCAACATTGAACTCAAAACCTTTGAACTCATTGGAAAAAATTTCTTCTGTCTTTTGCTGAAAATATTCAGATTTTCTAGAACTCTCTTGCTGATAGGTCTGTGATTCTTGAACATATTTCTTGTAAGCATCGTAACCCTCTTTTTCGTCATCTGAAACTAAACCACCTTTCGACTCGATAGGTATTTTATACGCTTCTTTTGAATCCTCAAAGAATTTCTTTGCCTTAGCAAGTTCTTTTTTCTTAGCAATTTCTTTTTTCTTAATGTCCTTAGGCTCATCAATATCCTCATCGTAAGTAAACTTATCCTCAATCATATATGCAATATCGTCTTGATCTAAGTCCTCTTCTGTCTGAGAGTAGTACTCTGCTAATAATTGTTCTGGGTTTAGGTCGTCATAGTTTCTACTTAACTTAGCAAAATCTTCGATACCTCTACCAGTTTCTTTTTTGTATTTAAAGTATGCAGATACATCGCCAGGCAATTCTTCTGCTTCCTCTCTTTTTTGAAGCAACTCGTCAATAGAGCTAACATCCTTATTATACCTATTCTTAATATAAGAAAGAACGTCTGAGTCTCCATACTCTGGAGTAACTACTTCTTCTTGAGTAATCACAACCTCTGGCACTACTACCTCTTGGTGCTGACTCTCTTCGTGTTGGTCTAAGAGCGTTTGCTCAATTTCTTGAACAGACTTTTGCTCTACAGCTCCAACCTCTTTAACTGTAAAATTTTCCATTTGATTTAATTTTTTGCAAAGTTAACTATTTAATTTATTATTATCTTGGACCGAATTGCGACAAGTCAAACGAGTCTAAGTTGTCATTTGTAGATTCAAAATCTACAGGAGGTAAGTTATTTTTACGTTGGTCTATCAGTTTTGATTGCTGTGTATTTTGTAAGCTAACGCGCTTATCTTTAGCCTCTTCTTTCATCTGCTCCTTAGACTTAGTGGTCTGAACCTCAATTCCTTTTAATTGCATATTATAATTAAACTCAACTTGCATTAACTGCAACTTAGCCTGAACCTCACTTTGCATCTTCTGAATATCAAATGCTGACTCAGCCTGTTTAACTTGCAACTTAGCTTGTGTCTCAGCTTGTATTTGTTGTAATGCAACTTGTGCTGCTAGTTGCTGTGACTGTTGTTGCATTTGCCCTTGCATCTGTTGAGCCTCTTGAGCTTGTTTTTGTTTTAACTCTTCTCTCTTCTTTCTCTTAAGTTTAAGGAGTTGATTGGCTAACTTCAAGTTACGCATTTCTCTAATATCAATAGCGTCTTCTAATAGTATAGAATCACGAGATAATGATATTTGAATGTTCTGCTCTAACTGCGCCTTCTCTTCCTCATCAGGAGAAACCTCTATAAATATTCCAAAGTCATAAATATATAAGTCTTTAATATCTTCCAATATACCAACACTATATCTACCAATCTGATTAGTAAACTCTTCCTTAAAGTCCGAGTACTCTAAAATATCTGCTACTCTATAAGATATAGCCTCAGATAATGAACGTGTAATATATAAGCTTGACTCTAGTATGTGCCTTGTAGCTGTGTTTGAATTTAATGCCGCTAACTTCTGAACTCCGACTAATGCATCAGGATTAGGGGTTGAACCATCACGAGCCTCGTTTAGTCCCGTCACATCTCTAATCATACCCATATAATGGTTATAACTACCGATTAAACTCTGTAACTTAGCTTGACCACTACCTGTTCCTAGCTCTGAAATTGGAATCCTTGCATTATTAAACTCTCCATCTCCAGTATAGCTCCTACCAATCACACTACCTGTTTGGAAGTATAATCTTAATGCATCTTCTGGATTATATGCTGCTCCCGTACCTAAGTCCACCTCATTAATACCATCGGCATCAATAAATACACCATCAGGTACTACCTTAGCTAATACTTGCTGCATTTTAAGGTGAATAATCTGAATTAAATCAGCAAATGGAATCATTCTTTTTACTAATGACTCGATATTTCCCTTATACATTCTTGGAGCACACGCTACGTAATTTGGTATTGCGTGTTGTGTTGCTGACTTAGGACGAACCATATTTTTAGATAGCTCCCACTTCAACATAATATTTGTACCAGCGACCATTATTCCATCATACCAAACGTCAATAGTTTTTTCAATCTTCTCGAAGTTTCCTTCGTCCATCATTTCTTGTGGAGGGTTAAAGCTATCGTCTTTAGGTATCATTTTCTCGTTACCGTTTTCTAACTTCTTCTTCTTATAAACTATCTTCTTAGTAGTTTTGTAATTAAAATAAAGTAATGTAGCTGTATCTCTGCTAAATAAACTATTATTTAATTGAGACAATCCATACTGATTATTCCACGCCTGACCATACTTAGATATTTCAACTAATTGGTCAGTAGTAAGCGTAGGGTCAATCTTCATAAGTTCAGTTGTATGAACCATCTTAACTTCTCCCCAATAGAAACAATCTTCAAAATATGGATTTTCAGTATAGCTATAAATCACATTAGCAGGGTCAACATACTCAATTCTAACGCCATCTCCTGGCAAGAACATATGTTTAGCCATTCCGACTCCAATTGTAACTATATCTAAATCTACACTCTTGCGAATATCGTTATATTTATTATCGTCAAATATTGTGTTAATTGCTTGTTCCTCAGCTATTTCAATTGCTGGCTTATAATTCAACTGCATAAATAATGAAAGCTCATCATCTGTTTCTGGTAACTCATCAGGAGGAGTGTCAAATGCATCGATGCCAAACTGCCCCTTTACTTGAAGTAGTAAATCTTTAGCAGCCATATCTGTCTGTACGGCATTCTGAAATCTTGAACGTTTATCAGTAGACATAGCATCTTGTGCGTATGCTTTTACTTTAAACATTCTGTCGGTCATTCCGTTTACCACTATATCAATAAACTTTGGTATAATCGGTACGGGAGTCCAATCTAAATTCAAATGACTTAAATCACCATCTACAGATAATTCATTCTTATATTTTCCAACAGACTGTTCACCTCTTGCGTATAGTCTTAATTTATGAAAGTTTGCACGTTGGTCGTAAAACCTACACCCATGACTATCTTTTTTAAACCACTCATATTGAATTGAATTCGCAATCTGTAATCCATATTCAACAGACTCTTTCTCTTTGTCTGAAGCAAATTGGTTAGGAAAGCTAGTTGGATTAATCTTAATATTTACGTCCTTCATTTATCTTATTATTTCGCTCTGCGTTCCGCTATTATTATACTTTGCAAAGTTAAAGATTATTTTCGATTCTTTTTTGACTTGTGTATACACATTTTTTTGATTAGCCATGATAGCTAATCCTGAACTAATTGCAGCATCAAACTTAGTCCTATTATTTATATCAAACTTAGACCACTCCTCAATTGTTCTCGTAAAGTACATCGAACCCATCTCGTCAGAGTCTCTATACGTACCCTCTAAATCAAGACCTACATACTTCTCAATATATGACTCTATTGCAGATGCGTGAGACTGCTTAACATCTTCGGAAGAGTTAGGAATACCTCCAAGCTCTTTCTCTGTCTTAGAAAGGTTGTTATAGTGCTTATCTGGTCTGTTAATAGAAAATCCTCTATACCCTCTATTCTTTAAATGATATAGTAGTCTTGGTTTGTTATTTTCTACTAATATTGGCATACCATAAAATACACACGCCATTAAAACTTCTTCAAAGAATATCTCTGCTGTTTGTGGTCTTGCAATGTACTCTAAAAAGAATTGATTACTTGGAGCATTATCCATATTGAACTTAGTAAGCCCGTGTAGTGAACCATTTGAACCTCCACCGCCAACTGTTCCAGATATATCATAAGGGTCACATCCGAACGCTCCAATATGGTCATTACCTGGATATTTCATTCCATTCTTATATGTAACTCTGTTCTGCAAGTCTTTCTCTGGAATCCAAGACACATTAAATCTGCCCCTTGGGTCTGGAGTCCAAACTACCTTAGTATCTTTTTCTCCATTTAACCAACTAAACGAACCTCGTGTAAGTACTCTATCTTTGATTAAGGAGTCATTATAGTCGATTTGCTGATAGATTTTTGTTAAGTTGAATATTGATGCTTTACTCTCATCTCTAAAGGCGTGAGATTCTGTTCTTGAGAACTGTCTATAGAACTCATTAAGAGCATCGGCATCATTCTTTAAAGATGCAACTTCATTCTCCCAGTAGTCAATAGCGCCATTAGAAATCATTTGACCATCAATACCAAGTACTGGCTTCTCAGGTTTTCTAAATACTGGCATTCCAAATCTATCTATATACCCCTCAAAGTTCCATTCCATTGGAATATAAAGAGAATACATACCTGACTTTGTTTGACCATTGGCGTTACGTGTCTTTACATTTGACTCTTCATATAATTTCTTAAAATTAGCCCCTCCTTTTTCAAGTGCATTAGGGGTTGAGCCCATCATACATTTTCCAATAATTTTAGAACCTAATCTAAGACATGTTTTAGTTACACGCCAGTTATTCAAGATGTTATCAGGCTTTATCCATTTGCCCGATTCGTCATGTACCAATAAAAGAAGTTTCTCACCATCATAACTATTGTCAGCTGTATTCTTCCAGTCAATTGTAGTGTCAAGACCTTTTATATCAGATTCTGTATTTTCATACATATTCTTCTTAGTAATCTTAGCCGCAGGAACTCTAAATGCAAGTTCTGTTTTTGGCTTATCCATACCGTCCTGAATAGGCTTGAAGAAGAACGGATAGTTACTAATAATAGGAACTACCTTATTTGTAAACATAGTCTTAGCATCATTACCAGTTTTTGATAATATACCAAGTCTCGCATCCTTTGCTAATGTTCCAGTATTGGACAATTCATTTGAACCCATAAACGAGAATCCAGAACGTCTAATCTTTAAATACACCATTCCAAACGAACGGTTATCAGCCTTACAAGCCTCCCAAAAAATAAAGTATATTCTATTTGCCTCACGATAATCAGGAAGTCCAACATCAATCTTAGTCCATTGCAAGTACATATAATGTGAGCCAGTAATATAAGTGCTAACTCCATTATTCATAAAGTAAAACCCGTGCTCTCTTCTATCAAATTCTCCCTCTATATAATCAACCCACTCATCCTTAAAATTCTTAGGCATAGTGTGCCAGTTGAATATAGTCTTAATATTGCTAAGTTCTTTAGGGTATTCAGATGGTTGCCAGTACTGATTTTCTTTTTTATCGTCACGTTTATATACTAAATTTGTTACAGATGGTAATGCCACTAACAGTCCACTTATATTGTAAATATCACCAATAGTACCATCCTTAGATATTACTACCATATCATACTTCTCGTTATAACCGTACTCCCAACTCTTTTTATTATTTTTTACAACAATAACTTGAGGAGGAACGTGGTCGTTAACTATAGTGTATAATTTATTTTGATCGTCTTTCTGCAAATCCTTGTACTTTAGGTTCGGTTTTTACACTCATTACAGAATCGTCAATTAGTTTTTCTTGCTCTAGCTCTATTCTACCAAGAATATGAAAGGCGTCTTCGATTGCTAAACGTTTTGTTGATGCTGCATTCTTTAACTTATCAGACGAAAGGTCATCATCGCCACCTCTTATTATGGTATCTTCAGCGATTTTAATTAACTCCTCTACAGCCTTATAACCAGCAGCGATAATTCTTTCTTTGATTGATTTTAATTCCATTTGATTGTAATATTTTTTGTAAGCATTCTGTATAGCTTCTCATCATTTATATAAAATGGGTACTCACTATTTGGCTCAAACGAAATCTCATTTCCAATGCTTAGACCTAAGTCTAGCAACTCTTGATTTATATACTCTATCGTTCCAATCAAGGGCTCTTCTAACGTGTTTTTACGGATAATAGAATCTTGTGTTTTTATTGGTTTAATAAAGCAATATTTAGAGTGAGCACTCCATTTGTTATTATGAAAGTACATAAAGAATTGTTCCTCATCCACCATAAACAAATCGTCCTTAAGAAAACTTGCCCCGCTTTTTTCATTTCCTTTCATATCATAATATAGTTTAAATACATTATGATGTACGAGTAATAAATCTCCAACTATTACATCTCCCTTATATCCAATCGGAGTACTTTCAACCACCCCTAATCTATTAGATACTGTATGGTCTTCTTGAGATGTACTTACAACTAAATTAATTCCTCCGATTTCTTTTGTGTTATTATATCGCTTACAATCTAATGGTTTTACGATAAAGCAGTATGGGGATTTCATTTAGAAATTTATATTGTACTCTATGGAAACTGGAATATTAGAATTAAATTCCTTCCATAGAATAGTCTCGTCAGATTCATTCTCTATCCAAACCTGAAAACTACACTTAGATTCATTGAAGAATATTAGATGTATCTTATGAGAACCTCCAAGAACCTCTTGTCCTTGAAGATAACTCATAGCGTTCTTGTAGTCTGGACCTACTGATATTTTACGAATATCCATCAGTTACGCAATACTTGTTATAATACCATTAGTTACCGTAATAGTTTTTTCGTCTAATGAAGTAAATGTTCCACTAACACCGCTTTCTAGTAATAAATCGAGAATTGCTTGAATACTAAAGTTTTTAGTTTCGTTAGATTGCTCTACATCGGTTCCTATTAGTAAATCATCAAGTGTAGGTATTGATATTTCTGAGTATTGGCTTATCTTAGTCATTTATTTCTCCTGTTTGTAAATTAACACTTACCTTACCGTATTTCTCAAGCAGTAAAGCCTCTATTTCTTGGTACTCTTTAGACAACGCGTCTAGGTCTCTAAATAATTTATGCTTTAATAATTCAGCATCGGCAATGTTTAGCTTTGTATCGTTAAACTTTTGATGTAGCGTTTTTAATGTTTCTAATTCTTCTGTAGTTACTGATTTCATTTTATTTTTTTTTACAAAGATAGTTAATTAATTGATAGGTATAAAAGTATTAGTTTCGGGAATTTTTTCCAATCTACTCTTTAACGTATATTTTATTTTTTCTAATTCAGTTTCGTTATTTTCTGATAACTTATTATCTGATAGCTTACTCATAGAGTTTTCCACCCAAGATATTATTTGTTCTTTTGTTATTTCTTCAAACTCTATAAAATTATTCATATTTGGTTTTGGAAGATTAATGCATCCATAAACCTTTTCTATATTACCATTAATTTCTGCTATTAACTCCCAATGAACATTTTTTATAGTCTTGTTAGTTAATTCTCTATCGTAAGCTTTAAAATTCCATGTATAATTTATTTCCATTTTAGTAAACTTTAGTTAATGTGAAATTCTGTGAACGTATTGTATTCGTTGCGCTAGACGTTACCCATTCAGCGGTAATAGTCAATGAATTATTAACGGTTGTATCAAATACTGTATTACTAATCTGACCAAAGTGAACTCCCTCCATTGCTACAGCTGCATTTTTATTATAAGTAAACATTCCATTTGCAAACAATTCAGCAACTCCCGCTCCTCCCAATTTAGTAACTGTAAAATCCAAAACTAAATCATAATATTTATTAGTTGTGGTTGCCAACGTGTACTGTAATGCATCAATAATTAAAACCCCATTTGAACGTACTCTAATATGCAAAATTTCATTATTTGCACACGTTAATATCCCACACATTTTAGCAACGAATGAATCTCCAACTTTAAAAGCATTTTCGGGAACGCTTAAAGTTCCAACCCCTGCTCCTATTAAAGACGCTTCGCCACTTGCGTAAACTATTGGAGTGCTTAGTGATGTCTGAGCGTAAAGTCCGTTTTGTTGCGGAGTAATCCATTCTGTACCAGTAACTGTAGATGATAATATTTGCCCAGCATCTCCTGTAGATTCTAAGGCGTCTAGTATAGCCATCGGAAAATGAACGTCTCCTTTTAGATTGGTTCTAGTTATGCTATTGTTACCAAGTACTACCGTATTTGAACCAGCTCCAAGAGCATCACTCCCTATAACAATTGAATTTGAATCACTAGCATTTAAAGTCCCCGCCATATAACCTATCCCGATGTTACCGTGTCCCAATTCAGTAGTTCTAAGAGAAGCTTTACCTATTGCAACATTTTGCCCCCCAGTTGTGCCATATAAAGAACCTTCCCCTATTGCTGTATTGTCAATTCCAGTTTGATTTGAATACAACGAACCTCCTCCTATTGATGTATTGCTACTACCTGTTGTATTTTCTCGCAGTGAATTTGGTCCTATAGCAACGTTACTACCTCCAGATTGATTAGACATTAAAGACTCAACCCCTATCGCTGTATTATAATCGCCGTTTACATTGTTTATAAAAGAATTAACTCCAATTACTAAGTTTGAAGCTACATTTCCACCACCTCTACCAATAGTGTGTCCGTTTATAGATGAATCGCCATTTATATTTAATAAAAAACCGTTATCGACTGTTGTTCCTATTAAAACATTTCCTCTTAATATTGTTTTTGTTATTGAACTATTACCTAATACAACTGAATTTGACCCAACTCCTTCGGTATCAAACCCTATCATAATTGAGTTATTATCATTAGAATTCAAACATCTTGTAGATGGACCAATACCTAAATTACCGCTTCCAGTTGTATTTAGGTATAGTGAATTTGCACCAATTCCAATATTGTTATCTCCAGTTGTATTTGAATAAATTGCAGTAGTTCCTATAGCAACATTATATAATCCTATAGTATTTAAAGCTAGAGCACTATTTCCGAGAACAACATTTACAGGTATATTTCCACCACCTCTTCCTACTGTCAATCCGTTAATTAACGCGTCTCCTTCAACTTGTAATTTTTGACCAGTATCGACTGTTGTTCCTATTAATACGTTTTGAGAGGTTGTTACTCTCATTGCTTCAACATAATTTGTAAAGAAGTATAAAGGTAGTTCAGACCTTGTTCCGAAATTAGCTCCTGAATATTTATTAAAACCAATGCTACCGATAGCGACAGAATCAGAATATCCTTGAATATCTCCAGAATCACCTATTAAATATAAATTCGTCTTACACAGAATTTCACCATTAACATTAAATTTGTAAAAATTAGAACCACCTCCAATAGTTACATTTGTACCGTCGTCAACTATTTGGCTATCAACCAATCCTAAAGTATCGAATTTAGGAATTGTGTTTGTTGTTCCTGATATAGGGATTGAAGTTTCTTTCTTGACTAAATCAATATCTGTAATTCCTGACTTCCACCAGTACTCAACTACATCACCGCTTTCTAATACTCCTACAGTCTTTCCTTTTTCTCTCAATATCTCTGGAACTCCAATATATGCGTCTGATAAAGATGCGTATGTACCGTAATGAGAGTCTACATTCGCAGAAGGATTTACAATTTGTATCTCGTTACTTAAATTAAATGTAGCCATGTTATGATAAAGTTATTGTTAATGTTAAACCTAATGGCACCCCGCTTTCGTATGATAATGTTTTATAACTAATAGCGTTTCCTCCAGCGTCATTTACATTAAATATGGTTTCGGTAAAACTTGCAGTTATATTTTCAAAATTAGCCGTTATAACGCTAACTAATGATTTTGTAAATGGTATTGATAATGAAAATTTAGTAGAAGAAACAACTGGAGTTATAAAGCTATTGTCGTAGCTATAATTATAATTTGGTAACTCTCTTACTTGTGCCGAATTTACTGGCAAAGAAGTTACATCTCCGTAAAATTGCTTATAGTAAGACGTTGTTGTAAATGAATTACTTGTTATTACATTTGTATTTGTAGCAACTATTTCAGAGTTCCATACGTGTTGAGTTCCATTTCCATTTATAGTAATTGTACCTATATTTACACTGTGTGGACTAGTTATTGATAACCCAGTTCCAATGATAGTTGATGTAGTGACGTCTCTTACTTTTAATGAATTTGCGGTTATATTTCCTAATTGCGTAAATGAAAAATCAAACGACTTTAATCCAGACAATGTAGTACCAGATTCTACTATTATTGATATGTCATTAGTATAAAAACTTAATGTAGGAATCACGTAAGGAGCTACTATTTGCTCTATGATATGTGATATTGTTTGACCAGATATATCAGTAGTTGCATTAAGACCGCCTACAGTGACTGTAGTAGGACTTGCTCCGTCATACACAGCACTTGGAATATCTTCTGCTGTTACAAATGGATGAATTCCATCTTCACCATCGTTTATTAAGTCAGATGTTTTTGTGGGGATATTTCCACCTCCACCTACTGTATCTATTAAAGAAATTAAATAGTCCTTATCCTCTACTATACTTCCTTTTCCAGTAATGTATTCAAATGTTACATCCAAGAAACTTGGTTCAAGTAAATTTTCAACCACGCTATTTATTTTGAATAGACCGAATATATTGATATTATCAGCCTTATTAAATAGTATTTTTGAACCTACTAAAAAAGCAAGATATTCAGAAACGTCATTTCCTTTTAGCGTATACTTACTCAATAAGAAGCTAGTTATACTTGATATTGGATAAGGAGTCCCTACCTGAGGATTAAATGTAATTGTTCCTGGAAGTCTAGTATCTCCTAATTCAAGAATATCATATTTATAACGTATTGAAGTTCCAATATCTATAATTTGATTTTCATTAAAATAAACAGCTAATTTTGTTGGAGTAAAGTTTTTTGTTGAATACTGAGTTTGAGAATCTGAACCAATCCATTTATCTGAACCAGTTACTTTATCGTCAATTTCGTATCTGCTTATTTTTGTCATAATTTTATATAAATATATACTCCAAATGGAATTAAAAGCAATAGTAACCACCACCAATTAAAACCTGATTTTCTATCAGTTTCTTTAACTTGTTTTTTTACTTCTATTTTTTCAGTAGTCTTTTTTGAGCCCAAATCAGACACTGTTTTATTTGAAACAATACTTGTATTAACTTTTCTTTTTTTGTAGCTTATTTTAGCGTTTAGATAGCTCTTTCCATTAACTACCATTGGCTTAATGCTATCAATTGGCTCTATGCAAATCTCATCAGTACTATCTATTATTTTTATATCTGTATTTTCTTTTATTTGTAAGTTATTCTCTGTAACCTCAACCTTATCTTGTTTGATTTCTTCGGTAGACTTATTTACCTTACGAGTAGCGCAAGATGTAAGTAGTAACATAAGTATTAGTAAGTATCTCATTTTATGTGTAGTATTTGTTTTCTATTCTTTTCCTTAGATACGTAGGATACATGAACCCATGCTGGATTCTTATCTGTTCCATACTCCCAAATTAACTGATCGAAATCTAATTTATCTTTTATATATTCAAATATCATTTTATTAGAAATATCTCCAGTTGCCTGTATATCAATAGCCTGACCTTTAACATGTTGAGAGGTTTTAGATCCTCCAACAGAATTATTTAAAAGTAAGCTTCTATAGAAACTAGAAACTCTAAGTGGTGTATCAAAATACTCTCTTATAACATCAAAAACTTGCGTAGCAACTAGTTGCATGTTTATAAGTTCTTTATCTCCTGGAGTATTTACTATTCCCTTACGTATAGCAGTCTGACTTGTGGTAGCCTCTAAGTATGTTATATATTTTGATATATTTTTCATCGTATCGAGAATAATTTAAAAATTAAAGTAATTAAGGCACCGAAAATAATTACAAACGCAACTTTGAATTGATTTACATAAACAGAAATTTCGTTTTTGAAAATTTCTAATTTTTCAACACGTTCATCTGTTTCTTTCATTTGTGAAACCATTCCGTTAAAGTTATTAAATTCACTTCCCAAAAGAGCTTGTTTAATTTCTTTGATGTCTTTGCTTAATTGTTCTAAGTTATCCATTATTTCCTTAATCGTTCTACTATGTTTGTAACCCCTTCAATTCCTATGTATGCAGTCGCAATTATAACCCAATCACTTGAAGTTAATTGACCGCTAAATAACCCCCCACAAGCTACCATAAAAACAAGTAACTTGCGAGAAATCCATTTATTTAGTATTATATCAAATTGCTCTTTACTCATTTTAAAAAATGTAAAACGATTGAGGGAATCATTGTAGTTAATAAATCTTTATAATCAAATCCTTTGTAGTCTATTTGGTCTTTAATTTCTTTGCCTAAAGCGAATAAAAACACAATTCCGATACTATACAAGTCATTTAAAAAATAGTCGCTTAAAACGTATATAAAGAAACCATAAATAAAATGATTTGCTTTATCTTGTGGTATTAATATCATCTTTAATTTCTTTAATTGGTTCACATCCTGCAAAACCGTGTTTACTATTCTTAGGAAATATCTCGTTACTTCCAAAATCAATTGCAGTATCACTCATAATATCATAAGCATATCCGTCAGCATAAACAGGTGCAGTTAATTCTTTAAAATCAGCATCGTATGTTCCATTTGTTAAAACAATTTTACCTATTTCAACAATTGCTTGAATGCCTTTACCGTAAGATAAAACAATTTCTTTGTCTATGTTTTCTACTTCGATATAAACTCCTTTGCTTAAAAGGTCTTTTAAAGCAGTTTCTTTGTCTTTGTAGTTTAGTTTGTATATGTTCATATTATAGTGTTGTTAATTGCGCAAGTTCAGTATTTGTTAAACGAGTTTTGTATAATTGTACTGAATTAATATCTAAATCAGCATTGTACAAACCACCCTCTGAATTAAGATAAAAATTACTTTTTGCTGTAATATTAGCTGAAGTATCTGTTCCAATTAAAACACCATTAACATAAAAAGCTATATCATTATTTTTATATGCACCTGCAATTTTATATCTTGTATTTAATAAAATAGGAGTAGAAATTGACCATTCGCCTTGTGAATAAAAATATAATACTCCACCAACTATTTGAAAATTTACTTTTTGTAATGTACCTTCTAAATCTAAAAATACAGTACCGCTTTGAATATCGTTAAAATATCCATCAAAAAACATTGTCCCCTCTGTCTGCCCTATTAAACTACTTATTCCTGTTTTAGAAATAACATCAGCGTTACGGGTTACAGCTGTGGCTACTGTTGGCACGTATGAGGTGGCATAACTACCTTGTTCTAATTGTGCGCCCCAAATAAAAGCATTTCCTATTGAACTCCCATCTCGCATTGGATATGCCCTGACAGATGTTGTCAATGATGTAGTTGTGAAAGTTGTTGATATTCTTACCCAATTAGAGTTTAATTGAGATGAATAATTAACTGTAGATAAACTTGTAAAAGTTGCTCCATCAATAACATCTAAAATATATGAAGTATTTGTACCTTTTTTAAGATAAAAACTAAAAGTATATGTAGTGCTTGGTAATACTGTTATAAGTTGAAAAATACCATATCCTGTTGTAGTATTTGTAAGTGTATCAGCATTTAAAATACCACTTGGTGAAATTGTAGAATTTGGTGTTACAGTGACTAAATTTTTAAACCAACTTGCATCATCAAATTGCTCCGAATAAGTAATCAAATTCGTTCGCTGAGGCTCTACCAATAAACTCGGACAACTTCCGTTTGTGTAATCAATACGTGGAATGTTTAAACGTGTTGTTGTAGGGAAATATTCTGTTGCTATTGAGCCTTGTTCAGATTGAGCAAAACATATATAAACATCAGTAGCAAAAGTGCCTAAATTATTATCTATTTGAATACCTATAT